GGTGAAGGCCGCGTCGACCGCGACGTTCCTCGCCGGTCTCGCCATCGCTGTCCTCAACGCCGTCGTCGCCGACAGCTCACTCTTGGGCCCGCTCCCGGTGTGGCTCCAGGCGCCCGTCCTCGCGCTCGTCCCGGCGGGGCTGACGTGGCTGGCCGGGTACCAGGCGAGGCACACCCCGAGGAGCATCGTCTGATGCGCGCCGCGTCCGCCCTCTGGCGACACCTGGGCTGGCGCGGCCTCGCTCTGTCCGGGGTCGGCGCCTGCTGGATCGTCGTGGGCCTGGGGCTCCTGCTCACCACCCGGCCCGCGGTGAACGCCGGCGCGGGGCCCCTCATCGACCTTATGTGCATCGAGGCGTGGGGCGGGGTGTGGATCGGATGCGGTGTCCTTGGCGGCATTGCGGGCACCCTGCGCCCAGGCCGCGATACCTGGGGGTTCGCCGCGGTGTCCCTGCCCCCGGTGGTGTGGGCGCTGTCCTTCGGTACGGCCGCCGTGGTCGGGCGGTACTCGCCGGGCTGGGCGACTGTCCCCGTGTACTCGGCTGTCCTGCTGCTGATCGTGATCATTGCTGCGCTGACGGGGGGTCGCAGGCGTATCTGTACGTGTGAGAGAGGGGGCCACGGTGGGCGGTGAAGGAACGATTCTCGGTGTGGCGATCGCCGTGGTGGGCGGGATCTGCTCGGTCCTCGTGGCCAGGATCAGCGCACCGCGTGCACCTGGTCCTCAAGTCCAGGTCCCGGCCGCCGAAGAAGGCGACCCGCCGCCCGGGCTCCAGGTGTCACCGGAAATCTGGGCGTACATGTCCGGCCGGTTCGAGACCCTGGAAGAGAAGGTCGACCACCTCACGGTCCTGGTGGAGACGAAGAAGGCCGAGGTGTCTGCCCTGGAACGGATGCTCCGGCAGGCCATGCGGATCATCCGCCGCGCGAACCGGCGCCTCGCAGCCCGAGACGAGGCGCCCGAGGAGATCCCCCGGGAGCTCATCCCCTACAGCATCGAGTGATCACGCCCCCTGTCCTGGCCTCACGGCCGGGGCGGGGGGCGCTTCGTCATGTCTGGGGCGGTTGCGGCAGCTTGGCCACGAACGTGCCGATGCCCGGCTCCATGTACGCCAGCCCCGCCGTCCGCAGCTCCTGGAGGACACGCCGCCCCGTCACCGGGCTGATGCCGGTCTCAGCCTGGAGGTCGAGCGCGGACGGCAGACGCGTCCCCGGCGGGTACGTCCCGTTGTCGATGCGCTCCTCCAGCAGGGCGTACACCTGCCGCCACCTGGGAATCTCCGGCTTCCAGTCCATGCCGCGACGCTAGGTCCGCCAGCCTCGCTGGGCGAGACAGGCAGGATCAGTTGGCCTATCGCGCCTATCTCACCTATCGGACCAGGTCTATGGTGGTCGACACAGATAACCCCCGCGACCGATGGCACGGCCCGGGGGTGCGGACACCAGCCGAGGAGCTGATGACGTGGCATACGGTACCGCCGCCCAGTCCCAGACGGACAGGGCCATAGAGGACACCTACCGGCAGGTGCTTCAGCACACCGAGACCTGCCGCCCCTGCAACACCCCGGGCGAGAACTGCGCCGAGGGCGACCGACTGCGGGCCAAGCACCGCACCGCACTGGCGGAGGGCGGCCGATGAGTACTTCCACGACGCCGGCGGAGCCGTCGGGTAACACGGTCCTCGCGAACCTGATCTGGCTCCAGAAGACCCGCGAGCAGCGTTTGGCTGAAGCACGACGGCTGGCCGATGGCCGCCGCAACCGTTGAGCTCCCTGCCCGTGGCTGCCGCCGATCGGCCGCGGGCAGGGCTATGTCCGGACGAGGTCGGAGAGCGGTACGCCGATGGCGTCGGCAATCCGGATCAGCGAGTCGAGCATCGGTGATGCGTGGCCCTGCTCGATGCGGTTGTAGGACGCGAGTCCGATGCCGGATCGGAGGCTGACGGTCTCCTGGGTGAGGTTCGCGTGCAGTCGTACGGCCCTGATGCGCTCGCCGATGGCTCGGCGTCTGGCGATGACGCGGTCGCGAGGCAGGGGCTGGTGGTGCACCTGCCTACGTTCGCCGCACCATGATCATTTGTCTTTATGGTTGACCACAAAACGGTGGATCATGCAGGCTTCGGGTAGGCGGTGGAAGGATCACCTCCCCTTAGACGGCCCTCTGCTGGCAGGCCCCCCAGGCACCAGCAGAGCAGGCCGCAGCGCCCCCGCCCACCAGCGGGGGCGCTGTCACTTCCACTCGATCCGCAGCCCGTCCGGGTCCCAGTACCCACCCCCCGGCCGCCGCCCCAGCTTGGCCGGAAGGATGGTCACGTTCACCAGGTACGCCACGACCGCGCGCCGCCGCGACAGATTCATCCCGTTCCACACGGCGTCGACATCATCGACCCCGACCAGGCTGGCCACCGGGTTGACAGTCACCGCCCGCGACAGCAGGGCCTCAGCAGCCGCCAGACGCCCCTTCGCCGCCTCCGACGCCACATGGTAGGACCGCATGTCCAGAGCCCCGGAGCCGAGCGCAGACGCCAGCTCGTCCAGGGTTGTACGCGCAGCCCGCATGTCCGCCTGGGCACCCCGCACGTCAACCGGGTCCTCCCGGGTCGCCAGGAGTTCCGCAGCATCGGGTCGGGCGAGACGGTCCAGGATTGCCAGTTGCACCGCGTCGTCCACCAGGTCCCGCCGCCGTGACAGGTGCTTTTTGTACCGGCAGGTGTACGCCCCCCAGTAGTGCGTGTCCGCCCCGGTGTTGCGGCTGCCCGAGGTGGCGGCCCCGAGCGTGGTGCCGTCGGCGCAGACCCCGCAGAGGTACAGGCTGCTGCCCAGGTACTTGCGTTCGTTGCCGGGGCTGATCCGCCGGGACGGGTCGGTGAGGATGGCGCACACCGACCGCCATGTCGCCTCGTCCAGCGGGGCAGGCCACTGCCCGGGGCCGACTTCCTCTCCGCGGTGGGTGACGATGCCGGCGTTGCGGGAGCGCAGCAGCATGCGGCGGACTTCCGGGCCTTCCCAGGGGCCGCCGGTGCTGGTGGTGATCTCGCGCGCCACCCAGCCCGCGGCAAGGGATCGGAGCGAAGCGCCGGCGAGGATCGATTGGGCGGCCTCGCGGATGAGGTCGAACTCGACGTCGATGGGAGTGACCCCGTCTTTCTCCCACCCGAAGGGGCGACGCCCGCCGAAGTGCTGACCCTTCGCGGCCATCTCGTCGCGCTTGCGGCGCTGCCGCTCCACCATCCGCTCGACCTCGTACCGGGCCTGGACGCCGAGCTGCCGGGCGATCATGCGTCCGGTCGCGGTGGTGAGGTCCAGGTGCCCGGCCTTCACGGTGCGCGTCTCAATGCGTGCGGGCTCGCAGACGTCGATGTACTCCTCCAGCTCGGCCGGGGAGCGGTGCAGCCTGTCGGTGTGCCAGGCCAGGACGGTGCCTGCGCGCCCGTCTCGCAGGTCGGCGAGCATCTGCTGGTATCCGGGGCGGGGCTTGCCGCTGTAGGCCGACAGGTCGTTGTCCTCGTACACCTCGACGACGTTGAGGCCGAGCTGCGCGGCGAGGGCTTCGCAGTCCTCGCGTTGGCGGGCGACGCCGAGGCCGGCGCCCTCGCGGTCGCGGCTGATGCGGCAGTAGATGACGGCGTTGGTGGGGCTCATGCCCATAGCCTGGCACTTTAGGTATGTGTTTTGCAGGGGTTCGCTAGATCGGAGGCACGAAAAAGACACCCTTACGGGTGTCTGGTTCGCGGTGCTGGCGGGGTCAGTCCTGGGGGTGACCGTCCGGCGCGTCGTGCGTGTCGGGGCGGAGCCATCGGCCGGAGCGGGTGGCGTGGGCCATGTGTTCGTTGAACTCGGCCATGAGTTCCTCGCTCATCTCGCCCGGCCTGACGCAGTAGACCGTGGCGTCGTCGACTTCGACCTCGACCATTGATCGTCCGGTGGGGACGAGGTCGCTGAACTGGATCCGTGCCGTGACGCTCGGCGTGTGCGTTGCTGTTGTCTCAGCCATCCTGACCCCCATTGGCGCGGCCTGTCCGTTGTTCGATCGTACGTTCGATCGACTCCGGAAACAGGCAGGTTACCGGACCTCCACGCCCCCCAGGCGAAACGTAATGGTTGCATCCTGACAAGATTTTGACTACAGCGCGCACATGCGAACTACTGTGCGTATCAGCGTTGGCCAGGGCATATGCCAGCTACTGGGTGAATGTATCCAGTAGCCGCATCAATTGCTCCCGCTGCTCCGCCGTCATTCGGTCGGCCCGTTCAACGAGGGCACGCGCATCCCCGGACGCGGACCACACCACGTCGATACCGAAGAACTGAGCGCCGGCCGCGTCTTGCACACGGCCGAGGGGGACATCGAGCCCGGCGGCCAGGCCGCGCAGCGCGGGCAAGTCGGGCGCCTGCACGGGGAGGTAGGTCGCCAGCCGGTGAAGCCATGACGACTTCACGGTCTGGCTCCCGGTTTCGGGGTCGACGCATCGCACGGCCAGCTTCTCGTAGCTGAGATCGAGTTCGGCCTTACGTGCTCGCACGAGGTCCGCGAGCTGGTATCGCGCATCGTGATGTGGTGCGCGTTCTTCAGCAGCCATGAGGCTCATCCTGCCACTCCGTGTCATGTCATGGGCCGTGGGGTGTCCATGCGACCAGTGAGGCTGACGGCGTATCCCCGCTGGTGACGCACAGTCTCCCATCCCGCGCGCTGGACAGAGTGTCCACGCAATGGCACGGAGTGCGCCAGGGCGCACTGAGGTTTTGGCGAAAAGGAAACACCACACCCAAGACGCTGGACGCTTCGTCCAAGCTGTGCAATGCTTCATCCATCCAAGCAATGCAATGACCTACTGCACGAGGTGGATGTGGCTACTCACGCCTCCCTGTACAAGCTGATCGATTCCGAACTCCTCCGGACGCTGATGAAGCGCACCGGATCCGGGGCCTCGGTGAGTGTGCGAGAACTCGCCACGCTCACCAGCATTCCCCGCAGCACGATCGGTGCCCTTCTCACTGGGGTGCAGCAGTCGGTTCCAGAGGCATCGGCCCACGCGATTGCTGAGGCGATCGGCGTGGACGTGCTCATCCTCTTCACGCCGGTCGGCAGAAGCGTCACTCTCGCCGCCGTCCCCAACGTGGACACCGCGTGACCACCCCGCCGGCGTTCGACCGAGCCGCAGCGATGCGGCGCCTCGGGCCCGCCGGGGTGAAGGCCCTCCGCCAGAGCGTGGCGGACGCCCCGCCCCTTCGCACCGAGCAGCGCGAGCAGCTCCGTGCGGCATTCGCCTCGGCTCGCGTGGCCGAGCACCACAGGCCGACACAACAGGCGGCCTGACCCACCACGCACGAGGGACGCCCAGCCATTGCCCGGCCAGACGTCCCGACGGCAGAACCTCAACTCTCAGAAATCGAGGACACCGTGACCACATCATCTCAGACCCTGCGGGCGCAGAGCTCGCCGATCCTGCTGCTTACGCAGCTGCTCGCCGACAAC